CGTTCTTTGGTTAGTGAAGCAGACTAAGCTTGACCAATAGGAGATTAAATGGCAGGAGCTTGGCAAAGCAATGAAATACAGAAAGAAGGAGTTATTACCCAAGTATCAATGTAAAGTAATGCCAGAGACTGACTACTATCCAAGAGAGTTTGGCAGACTCAAGTCTCAGCTACTTATGGTAGAGAATAGGAGGAAACTATGGCAAAAGATTTAACTACACTAATATCAAATTTGAGAACAGACCTCAGCGACATCGGTGAGACAGAGTGGATAGCTACTGAGCTTGAGAGAGCAATAGAGAGAGCCCTCTCTGACCTAAGCCGCTTTGTTCCTAGGGAACTTATCTTTGACATCACACTGACTACTAGCATTATCCAGGATAATGTCAGAATAGACCTCTCCAACTACATAGATGCAGTTGATGGTATGGAAGGATTTATCCGAGTTCAGCGGGTAGAGTATATTACTGGCTCAGTTCCACAGATATTCTGCCAGTTTGAGCTGTTCGGAACTATGCTGACAATAACTGGTCTTGGTGAGTCAGGCAGTCAAGAGACATTAGGCTCAGGAAATACCCTACGAATCTACTATGAGGCTCCTCATACTATGCCTGATGATGATGTAGCTGGAAGTTGTCCAGTATTTCTGGAGAACACTGTTATACTAGCAGCGTCAGCTTATGCTCTATTTCAGCGTGCATTAAACTTCCTTCATCAAGCTGATACTGACTCTGGCTTAGCGAGAACAGCTTTAGCTGCTGCTGCCACTGCACTTGATAAGGTAGCTACATATCTTGAGAACAATAGTGATGAGAATAGTAAGTACTGGCTAACCAAGATAACTACCGATATTACTGGACTTAGGACTGCAATACTGGAAGCTTTGAATTGCACTAACACTTATCTGGATGATGTAAAAGCAGTTGATATACTTGCTGCTGATAATGCCAGAGCTAACTATATGGGAGCTACTGGCAACTATGTAGACGGTGCTTCAGCACCAGGTGTCAAGAAATATCTGGATGACGGAGATGCTTACCTAAATAAGATAGCTGATGGTGGTGAAGGGCAGGAAGTTCCAGGAGCTTACAGGCAGTATGCTCAGACGGTTAGAGATGGTCTGATAGCTCCTCATGAGCGGGATAGAGAGTTTAAAGGTCAGAATGCTACCTTCAAAACTAACGCTGCTATGATATATGTTCAGGAGGCAGCTCAGAGGCTAAGTAATCTCAGAAGCTATATAGAGCAAGCTGATGCCTGGGGAAGCATAGCTACTCGGTTTATCAACGAGGCTGAGCAGCGATTAGTTGATGCAGTACAGTATAGCAATATAGCAAGTGCTAACATGACACTGGCTGATAAGTTCAGGGAGCAAGCTATTGAGCGGAGAAATGAGGCATGGAGCATTTGGCGAGATAGGACTCAGTATATTGGAGACTTTGCTACTGGTAGTATAAGGCAAATGCCCAGCTAATCTGACAGAGGAAGTTTGAGGCTGTAGGTGGAAAACAATAAAGGTGAGGGTGGGAGACAACTACTAGTGTTGTCAGTATTGAGGATTGGCTGGGACTCACTGCTTACCAAAGCAGTGAGCACCTCCTTTTTAGGCTGCAGGCTGCTTGGCTAGTTGCCGCTGAGCAGCCTGCAGCAATTCTCATTTGGCTGTCAGTTATCTTCAATCGTGATTTTAGGATAATTGGAACTACTCCCAGGTAATTGTCTGTTTGACTTCGACTGGGATTTTGAATCCTGGTATTTGCTCTAACTCATCTACTGGAATCTTAACATCTCCGTCAAAGTCTATACTGTCATGTGCAGTTATAGCCATTACTGGAGGTCCTAATCCTTTATTACAGCAGAGAATGAAGGCTCGTTTGATTATCTCACCATCAGAGCCTAGGATAGGATAGTTAACTGCCTTCCTCTCCATACCTTCAACATATAATGCTCCCCACTGATTATACTCTTCAGGTATGGCTATTCTCCTGTTGAATAAGGTAGGCAGTGACCATCCCTCCTTAACTCCTAACCTCTTAGCATTTACTATCCAGTCGGCTGCACCTGGATATGTCCTAAACCAGTCGTCTAATAGCCTACCGCAGAATTGGACATCCTTTATCTTAGCATTGTCAGATATGGTCTTAGCTGTCCCTCCGTAAGGCATAGCGTAGTTGACGGTCTTAGCTAGCCGTCTGGAGATATTCATCTTGCTGGCTGTGTGCTGATGCAAGTCACTCTTATCAGGGTCAGGGTTATAAAGGACATTTAGCATATCTCTATCTCCAGACATATGAGCCAGGATGTATAGGTGTTCCATTCTATAATCTATACTTGTAAAGTATCCGCTATCAGGTAGTAGGATATGCCTACAATCTGGAGGGATATTTTGGATATTCCTATTCTTACTATTGAGCCTACCGACTACAGTATCTAAATAGAACTCAGTATAAAACCTATTCATATTTGCCATAGGATAGAGATATGTATTGAGTAGCTTGCTTTTGCCTCTATACTCTAGCACAGCTTCTGCAATAGGGTCTTCCAAAAATTGGAGATGCTTCTCGTCAGTTGACAGTTGCCGTTTACTTTTAGTCAGTGGAAGGAAACTTCCTCGCTTACCAAGGATATATCCTACCTGCTGTGGACTGTTAGGATTCTCTATCCCAGCTTCTGTTAGCATATTCTTGTAGAATCCTACCTCACTTTCTATCTTAGTTACCATATCTGCCCTAGCCTTCTGGTCTATGGCTATGCCTCTCATGCTCATATCAATCAGTATAGGAACAACTGATGTCTCAACTTTGAAGTAATCCTTATAATGTTTATCTATGTAAGGCTTGTATCTGAGATATAGAGCATAAGCTGCTCTGGCATCCTTCTGGCACTTATTGGCTAGTTCGACTGAAGGAGCTTCAAGCATGGTCTTTATCCTGAGCCTACTCATAAATGTCTTGGCTCCTTCCACTTCCATGTTGACTTCTGGTGCTAGCATCTCGAGAGCTGTCTCAACTCTGCCAATTAGCCTAGCAGCAGTATTAGTATCGAATATGTTAGAGCGGTCAAAGCCTGTCAGCTCAGGTATGAGTGGAAGAGCTGAGAAATCAAATAGAGCATAGTGAGCAATCTTGCAGACATTAGGATTAGAGAGGGTAGGTTTGACTAAGTCTAACTCCTTGGGATATTCAGGATATAGTTGGAAGTAGACTGCTTCGTCAGGTGAGTATGCTATAGCTATACCCAGTGGTATTCTCTCAGTTATGGTAGGAGTCTCGATATCTAGAGATATAGCTTCAGGAGTGCTAGTGAGAAGCTGTAGGATATACTCCTTGGATGCTGACTTTGCATCCTTGCTATAGTAAGTAATCATAATTCCATTACTTCAGAGTATTTACCAATTACTTTAACTATGCCAGCTACCTTCATTACCTGTATGCAGTTGTGGCATGACTCAGGTCTACCTAGACTATCCCAGCAGTATAAGATTGCACCATCTACTGATAGTCCAAACTTAGCTGCCTCGCACACTGCATTGACTTCAGCGTGGACAGCTCGATAGCAGTGGCCATTCTCAATAAGGCAGCCCTCATCGTAGCAGTGTGGTTCTCCAGCTGCTGCTCCATTGTAGCCAGTAGATATGATTCTATGGTCTTTGACTATAACTGCTCCTACTGATGCTCTTGGGCATGATGCTCTTTGTGCTACTTCCCTAGCGATGTTGATGAAGTACTCGTGCCAATCTGGTCTATACATATTATCCTCCTTTCTTTACTATTATGATGTCTTCGTCCTCGACGACCTCCCAGCCTCTACTTCTATAAATGCTAGTAAATGCTGAGCCAGGGCACGACCACTTAAACCAATCTTGCTCAGTGAATCCTACCCTGATGCAGGCGTCTCTAGCTGCCTTGGATAGTGGAATCCTCTTTCTGCTTTTGTCCTTCTGCTTCTCGTAATGGTCCTTGGTAATGAGAGTCATAGTGCCGCCAGGCTTCAGTGTTTGAAAGCATTTAGCATATATTCTTTCCATCTCCTGAGCCCAGATAAAGTCATTCATTAAGCCTATGTTTAGAGGACTCATACTGTACTCATGAATCATATCTCCAAGGAAGGCAGACTGCAATCTACCTGGATTCTGCCCAACTTTCATTATGCCAGCGTAAGGTGGTGAGAATATAATATGGTTAGCAAGATTAGGAATAGGAAGATACTGCTGGCATGGCAAGTTGACTAGCTGGATATGCTCGCCTATACCTGGCGCTATCTCTTCTAACATAGCTAACGCTTGCTGTTGTAAGTCATGGAAGAACTTGCTAATCTCTATGCAGATAATCTCCCTCCCGATAAGTGCTCCTACCATCAAGGTTCCAGTTCCAGACATAATGTCTAGAAGAATCTGCCCTTCTTCTGATACATATTCTATAATTGACTGTATGAGGTAGACATTTGCTTTTGCTGGGTGCTTATTGACTTCCTCTGGAAACATTCCTTTTCGATATTCAGAATCTGTTGGGAACTTAATCCAATTATCATCTGTCCTCGGATATTCGCTGGCAAATTGCTTAGTCATACTTATGAATCTCCATGAATGTTCTGATAGCTTTACACTGTATATCTTGCACTCTCCAATTATCGCTGCTAAAGATTACTAACCTTCCTTTTGGCGATGTGATAACCATCTGGACCTTTGCTTTATAAGTATATACATAGTTAGGGTCTCGCACCATTACTTCCTTGCCACAGTCGCTTAGTTCTATTGTCATATGCTCCTTCCTAATGAACCTAGTATCTTCTCTGCCATTATCTTGCCTATTCCTTCTGTTGCTGTAAGGTCTGATACTGAAGCCATAGCTATATCTACTATGTTGCAGAATCTCTCAGCCAGTGCTTTAGCCTTAACCTCTCCAATTCCAAGGTTATATGCACTGGATAAGAACATCAATG